TTATTTATCCTTTGGCTTCCGCTCCCCCTCACTCTTGAGGATCTCCCATATTTTCAGCAATTGTTCCCGTCGCTCCTCCGGCGCTTCGGCCAGTTCCTTGAAGAACAGCCCCAGCTCGGGATCCTTGAGCTCCTCCGGAATGTCATCCTGCTCGGACGGGTTCGGATGGTCAGTCCGGCCGAGGAGGTAGTCGGTGGTGACGTTGAAAAAGTCAGCGAGCTGTCTAACGAATTCAAAGGATGGTTCTCTTTCATCTCTTTCATACATTCCTATTGTGCTCTCGCCGAGACTGAACTTATCAGCCAAGTCCTTTTGAGTCATATTCATTTTTTTCCGCAAGAAGCGGAGTCTTTTACCAAAAGTCATAATAATCACCTATCATAAATTTTAACACAAAGCGTGTGAACAAAAACAAAATATTCACCATAGAACACAAAAAGTGTTGACAACACAGAATGTGTGGTTTAATATTTAAGTAAAGAACACGATTTGTGCAGAAGAGAGGTGGCTAGGCGATTGAATAAGCAGAAAATAGCAGAAACCTTGGTCAAATTACGTGGTAATCGTTCACGCGAAGAAGTAGCTAATGCTGTTGGAATAAGTGTTAGTGCGCTACAAATGTATGAAAACGCCAAAAGGATTCCTAAAGACGAAATCAAGTTAAGAATAGCTCGGTATTATGGAGTTCCAGTCGAGTCAATTTTTTTAAACAATAACTGCACAAATTGTGTTCTCATGGTCTGTTATCCCCTTTTCAACGTTACCTGTGAAGGAGGTGAAGCGAATGTCATCAAACGCCCCTCATGCTCCGCATAAACATGAACAAAGGGGGAATGCGGGCATGAAGGAATTCAAATACGGCAACACGACGGTGATCGTTCACTCCCCATTGGTACTCATGAGCCCAGAGGAGCGAAAGCAATGGTTTGAGCAAGAATGGCAAAAAGGAAATCCGATCCTGCGGCAAATCGCCGAGGCGGTGCTGGATTGCTGCCGTTCTATGGATACTGTACCACAAAGTCTCAAGGATGATGGTAGAAAGGGGAGCAGGGAGGATGAAACGCGGTAGAGCGGCCGATGCGGTGAAAGCAGCGCGGCAGGCGACGGGGATGACCCAGCAACAGCTTTCGTTTGAAATCTATGAATCTCGTGAATCCGTATCGCACCAGGAAAATGGGCGGTACCGAGTGCAGCCGAACATATCGAAATATTTCGCCGAAAAGCACAATAACCCGTGGGTGGCCCTCGAGGCGGCGGCGGAATACACCGGATGGGGGCCGGTGAAGCTCGATGGGGATGCGGTTGACCTTCACCGGGCGAGTGTGGCGATGAAAACGCGTGAGGAGCTCACAGAAGCCCTCGAGGCGATTGAAAGTGTCTGCGTGGCGAACCATCCGCGGTCGATTCGAGAGTTTGACAAGCAGCGCTTGGAAGAGGCAATGATGCAGGCGATCGACGCGATCGTTGCCCTTACGCAATACGTCGCGGTCATTTGCATGGACTACGGGTTCTCGTGGTGGAAGATGTGGCAAAAGCATCGGGCGAAGCTACAAGCGAAGGGGTTTATTCGACAATGACAAAGGGGGAGAAAACAATGTTCCAACTGCCAAATTTAGCGGAAATGACGGATCTGGAAGCTGTCCACTGGTATACAAGCGAGTTTTTGCGGCTTTCTCGCGAAAGAAAGCTCGACAGCGAATATGGGAAAGCGTTGCTCGAGTGGAAGAAGCAAATGAACGAACGCCTGGAAAAATCGAGAAAGGAGTGGTGGTAATGTACGTGGTATGGGTAGCCAGTTCATTAATGACAGCCCGAGAAGTTCGGGAGGTGTGCGCTGAGTTGCGCAATCATCCAGAGCTGATTGAAGCCATTGAGCAAGAAACGAAAACAAAACTCATCAACATGGAAAAAGCAGCAAGCCCAACGCTCACTGCTTCCTAAAAAACCAGCCCTATCCCAAACATATCATGTTGCCAACCAAAAGGCAAGCTCATGCTTGCCGACTGGAGTACAGGCGGCGGGTGTGCCCCCAGCCCGCAAGCGCTTGTGCTTCAGTCGGTGCGCATGAGCGCCGGCCAGGCCGAGCGAGAGCGGGCGACGATCCGAAAGGGGAGCCGCGCCACAATACATGTATGGTCATTGCGACGACGCCTGGAGATCATAACGAAGGAGGAATGGCGGTGATCCATATGATCGTTTACCAAGAGGCGGATTTGCGGCAAAAGGCATCAAGATGCATCGAGTACATACAGGAAGCGCTGCAAAACCGCGACTATGAAACGATGGCGATTGAAATATCCGAGTTGCAGTATTTAGTCAGACAGCTGCAAGAACTTGAACGAAAAGAAGCCCGGCGTCAGCAGTTGTTGAGCATTATACGAGATATGCAACGACGCGGCATTCAAATTGATTTTGTGAAGCTGGGAGAGGAGCGGAATGCGTGAATAAGCTTGATAAACATGAAAAAAGGCACATCCGGCTGCAAATCTGCGAACTTCTTGATTCGCATTGCCGCACATGCCCGGAACGGATCAAATATCGAAGCACCGTATGTTTGCAAGTTTGCCCGGTCAGCCAGGAGATGCGGCAACTGGCCGCCCTTCTTGAGGGTGATTCTCCGGCCGATCCCCAACCTAGAGAACCGGTTGTGGAACAGGCGCAGAACACACAAAAGCGAAAGGGACGGTGGTCGGCAGAGGAAGTGTTCTACCTTTGGCATCATCGCAAGGTATTGACGATTGATGAGCTCGCAAATCGGCTCAATCGAGAACCAAAAGCCGTCTATGAGAAGTTGAAACAACTGTTGCAAAAAGGCGGCATCTCTGATGCTGGTTGAGAAAGGAGGGCCGGAAGCTCCCATTCTACGATATGCTTCCAAGGCGAAGAATATGCTATTTGAAGTGGAATTTGTCGTGAAGGAAAACGGCCATTTCGAGACGATCCAAACAGCACTCGTCTACGCGCTCACTGTAACCGAGTGCCGGCGGATCGCCGATGAAATGGCCTCCGAGTTCGAAGTTGACGGGATTCAGTTTTTTATTTCAGAACTCTAGTTTTTATCATGCCATAGCAAAACAGCTTTTTCAAGGGGAGGGGATGACATGGCAACCTTGCTTTTAGATGATCAGCCGTTGGTTATTTTGCCACAACTCGCCGTGGCGATCGGACTGAACGAAAGCATCGTTGTTCAGCAGCTGCATTACTGGCTCGAGAAAAGCGAAAACGTCCATGACGGCTATAAATGGATCTATAACACGTACGAGGACTGGAGGGAGCAATTTCCCTTCTGGTCAGAAAGCACCATTCGTCGGATCATCACCAAGCTGGAGAAGATCGGGATCATCGTCTCGGCGAATTTCAATCGCTCGAGGATCGATAAAACAAAATGGTATCGGATCGATTACGACAAATTGGCTGAATTCACGTCGTCTAATCAAGATGAACAGACGACTGATCAAAATGACGTTTCGACTGTTCAAAATGAGCAGACGACTGACGAAATCGACAGTCCATCCGGTCAAAATGAACAGTCCATCTGTTCAAATTGGACAGACGAAGCGCTCAATTTGAACAGACCAATACCAGAGAATACTACAGAGATTACTACAGAGAAAAAAGAAGAAGTAGAAGAAGACGCGCGCGCGCATTCCTTCCGAGAGATTATTCAATTCGTTGAACAAAACGGCTTTGGCGCCGTTGGCAGCTACATAGGGGAAAAAATCGCTTCTTGGGTGGACGATACGTCCGAGGAGTTGGTCTTAGAGGCGTTGAAAATCGCGGTGGAGAACGGGGCCAAGACATGGAAATACGTCGAGACTATTTTGCGCGACTGGTTTGAAAAAGGGTATCGAACCGTTGACCAGGTGCGAGCAGCACAATTGGCATTTCGAGAGCAGCAACTGAAAAAACGATCGGCTCCATCCTCGTCTGATGGCGGTCGAAAAACACGAAAACCGATCCGCACGGAGATCGTGCCGGATTGGCTGAAGATGGACTATAGCCAGCCAGAGGATGACGACTTTGACGTTGAACAAGCGCGCCGAGAGCTTGAGGAACGCCTCAAAAAGTATAAAGACAATCCAGATGGGTGATGTCGATGGGCTATCCGTTATGGATCCGTTTAGAGTACCGAAACGGAGTTGGATCGGTGACTGGATTGACGGCCAGCGTATGCTCGGAGGTGGATTTTCTCAATATCCTTGAGCACTGTGGCATCACAAGAACCAATTTGCTGACGGTGCGGATCAATGACAAGGATTATTCCGTTTCACGCCTTGATGCGCTGTTTACAAAGCTCCAGCTCCAAACGGAGGGGAGGGAGTCGCCGTGATGTTGATGAAATACGCGCTCATTCAGCATTTGCGCCGGCAAGGCATCTTTTCTGCCAGTGATGGCCGGGCGCTCTCAAAACTGACCACAGAAGAGATTCAACGTGAATACGAACGGGTGAGAGGTGATCAATCACATGGATTGGTCCAAGGCGACCGTACAGCAACTGGTGACCATCATTCGCTTTGAAGAGTGCCCGGAAATATAATATATAAGCATCGGGCGTGGCAAGAAATGAAACAACGATTAGGGGGGAGAGACCATGAAAAAAACAACGTCAATCACTGCATGGACCAGTGAAAATCAGCTATCTCACGCCGGAAGAACTGGAAGTGTACCGAAACCGTCCGCGCAAGAAATATTACGACGAAGATAACCGCCGAACAATTGACTGGCGTTGGCCGCAAAACAGAAAGAAAAGGGGAGCGAAATAATGGACTTATCCAAGCTTTTTGAGATGCAGCGGGAACTGGATGAGCGTATTGTTCGAGAAAAAGGATTAGATGGTCAGAATCTTTTGCCGAATAAAGTATTAGCCTTACAGGTGGAGCTGGCAGAACTCGCAAACGAGTGGCAAGGGTTTAAGCATTGGAAAACGAATCGGCAACCGAAAGAGGGGATGTTGGAAGAATATGTGGACTGTTTACATTTCATTTTGAGCATTGGATTGAACGGAAATATCGGGACGATAGAATGGGAACAGATTGAACCGTATAAAGCAAAATCCACTATTCAACAGTTTATAGGCTTGTTTGAATATACATCACGTTTACTTGAAGATATCACGGTATATGTCGACATTTGGAGTTCTTTCATCGGACTTGGAGAAATGCTCGAATTTACTTGGGATGAAGTTGAGGCAGCGTATATGCGTAAAAACGCAGTCAACCATCACCGCCAGGAATGCGGATATTGAGAGGTGGTGACTACAGTGGATGCTCAGCACTGGCTGGATGAGCTCAACAAAAACCAAATCCTCCGCAATGTGCAAAAGCTGCTTGAGACACAGACGGAAAAAGGGATTCAGAAATATGGAACGACTGTCGTCCCGTCACATTACACATTCGTTGAATGGTTGGAACATTTGCAACAGGAAATGATTGATTCCATTGTCTATTGCGAGGTTCTGAAGTTTAAGTATGAGCACTTAATGACACTTGAAAAGTTAAATTCTGCTATGCGAGAGAGTGAACGCTAGATGAAGCATCAGAAGCGGAAATCTAGATGGTATTTGTTATATCGCAGGGAACATCGTGATGTCGTTTATGTATATGAGCCGTTGCGCAAACATGAATTGATAAGCCGGATTCGGCGTGGATGGAAGGTAATTGGATGAAATAAAAAAAGCCGGGATCCCTCCCGACCACCTTAATATCATTATACCACAGCGGAGGGATCCAAGTGAGAAGAGCACAAGAATTGCAGATTGATATAGATAACATGACGGTTTCGCATCCCGTTGTTCCTGGAAAGGTGCTTGTCGTTGTGATTGACGGCGTGCAAGGGAAGGCAAAAGTAGCAGAAGCAGTTGAGCATGGATATACGATTATCGAAACAGCGAAAGGCAAGACAGCACGGATCAAGTATGAGGAAAGCGAGCTGTTCTAAGGATGAAAATGATTGTCCTGCCACCAATATCAGAGGACGATGCATTGGAGCTGGCGGAATATCTCAATGTTGCGATCGCCTATATAGGAGATCCAAACAGCACTGGTTTATATCAGTTGTTTCATTTTCTACGTGAAAAGTGCCAGGAGATCGAGGATGAACGCTGGCGCAACGACCCGAGAAACTGGGGAGCTTGCTGCAAGTGGCCGTATGATGACGATGATTTTCCATTTTAGGGAGGAGACAAGGTGGACGAAGAATTGATTGGCAAGTTGGCTTATAAAAAACGCGGGTTTTTTAGTGGATTGATCGGCATAGTTCAAGAAAATAATAACGGGATCACACCATATAAGCTTGTTTTTCAATCCGGAGCGGCAGTAGGGATTCAGGGTAAGGATGACATCGTCATTGTCGGTGAAGAGGATAGAAAAAATATCACGGGAAAAGTAAATTCTGCTCCATTTTTGAGAAATACGAATCCACTATAGCTTGAACCGATAGTGGTTTAGTTTACGGGAGGGATTTTCGATGAATCAATTGCAAAAAGTGTTTATTTACAGCGGCAGTCAAGTACGAACAATTATAAAGGATGATGAAGTTTGGTTTGTGGCAAAAGATGTTTGTGAAATTCTAGACATTGCTGATGCAAGAAAAGCAGTCCAAAGACTCGATGAAGATGAGCGGAGTTTAATTCCGGTCACCGATTCGCTGGGAAGAAAACAAGAAACATTCATTGTGAATGAGCCTGGTTTATACACGCTCATTTTAGGAAGTCGCAAATCAGAGGCTAAACAGTTTAAGCGATGGATCACACACGAAGTCATTCCGACAATCAGAAAAACCGGCGGCTACGTAGCGAATGACGACTTATTCGTCGAAACCTATCTAAAACACGCGGACGAACAGACGAAACTGTTATTCCGTGCCACGTTGGAAACGGTCCGAAAACAAAACGAACAGATCGCAGCGATGCAACCGAAAGCTGACTACTTCGATGCGTTGGTCGATCGGCGTCTGCTCACGAATTTTAGAGATACGGCCAAGGAACTTAAAATTAAGCCTAAGGCTTTTATCGATTGGCTGCTAGAGAAAAAGTATATATATCGAGACCAAAAAGGAAAGTTGAAGCCGTATGCTCAATACGTGCCGTCTCTCTTTGAATTGAAGGAATGGGAACGAAATGGACGAGCTGATGTTCAAACGCTTGTGACGCCAAAAGGCCGGGAAACGTTCCGAATCTTGCTACAAAAAGCAGCTGTTTTGATATAATGGAATCAAAACCAAATATGTCCAAGACCGAGAGCGTGAGGACACTGATTGTGCAGGGAGATCCCTGTATGATTGGTGTCCTCTTTTCTTTTGCAATGAAAGGGGAGGGAAAACGGATGCGCACCATGCAGGATCAAATGCAAAAATGGATCAAGGCTAACAATATGGCCTATCGACCAGAGAGGAACCGAAAAGAACGAAAGCAGAAACGGAACAAGGAGCGGATGACGGAGCGGGAGATTAAGGAGTTGATGGGCGTCTGCCGTCCGGTGTATCGGCGCGGCAAAGGCGGCGCATTCCGCCAGCGATAGGCGCCAGCGATAGGAGGGAGAACGTTGAGAGAGTTCATGTTGCCAGAGATTGATCGCGCGGCTACTAAAAGGGCGGTGGAGGCGGCGCTGGAGAAATACCGGGTCTACCTGCTGACGCTTCGTCTAGATGAAATGCCGAGGGTCACGCAGTGTTATTCGCTTGTTCCGGCACCGTCCAATCAGTTTCGCTCCTCAACAGAAACCATCGCAATTCGCAACGTCGATTATGAACGGGAACGGGACGAGTATATACGAAGGATTACGAGTGCAGTGAATCGCCTAAGCAAGTGGGAGCGTGCCATTATTGTCCGACGATATATGTCGTTTGAAGATGTCTACGACTATGAAGTGTATCCTGAGCTTGGCATGAGCGAGCGGAAATATTATCGGCTAAAATCAAGGGCATTTTACAAGCTTGCCTTCGCTTTGAAAATTGAAGTGTACCGTGAGGAGGTGGCTTCATCATGAATTTTGTCCAGCCGATTCGAGATCCGGAAAAGATCGCGGCGATGAAGAAATATTTGCTGCAACGAAGCAAACGCAACTACATCCTGTTTGTCCTCGGCATCAACACAGGACTGAGAATATCAGACCTATTGCAATTGAAGAAGGAAGATTTGCTGCAAACACACTTGAAACTGCGGGAGAAGAAGACGAGAAAGGAAAAGAGGATCCGGATCCCGCCGTCCATTCGAAAGGAGCTGATCGAGTATGCCAAGACGCTCAAAGATGGTGAGTATGCCTTTCGAAGCCGACAAGGAGGAAACCGGCCTATTGATCGTTCCACGGCCTATCGCATTTTGCGTGAGGCGGCTGAATACGTGTCACTGGATGAAGTAGGGACGCACACGCTCCGAAAGACGTTTGGTTATCATTTTTATCAACAAACCAAAGACGTGGCTATGCTCCAAGAGCTGTTCAACCATTCCAGCCCTCACATTACGCTGAAGTACATTGGCGTCAACCAAGATGCGATGGATAAGGCGATGCTGAAGTATAAAATTTAATTTTTTGCCCTGTAGTACATCATAAAAAAGCGTGTGGTGCACTCATAAAAGAAAAGGTTTTGAGGCTAGAACTATCAAGGGGTTGAGCCATTCGGCGAGTGCATCAGTCTGTAAATTGAAGTGAAGTCATGGAGGGAAAGCAAGTGTTAGTCGAAGAAGCGAAAAAGCGGATCGAATACTTGCAGGATTACATTCGGATGATCGAAAGCTACACACCGACCACGATGGAAGAGGAAGCGGTCTATTTATATGTGCAGCTGGAGAGCGTCACGAAAGTGGTACAGGAGCTAAACAGAAAGGGGTACCGGATCGGGAAGCGGAAGCTGACAACGGTGGATGTATCTAATATCATTCGTAGCAAACCAAAAGATGAAATGCACGAGCTGGCTAAGCAGCTGTTTACGAAGAACAGGAAGCGGGGGAGCTGGCATTGGTGAAGTAGAGTTGACATAATAGTGGCAGAAAAAAGGCAGATTTTTGGCGGATTGTTTGGTCATGGAGATGCTATGATGTTAGTGTAAGGCACTGGCTGGTTGAGTAAGCCGAATCCTCCTTCCATGAGCGTCACCCGATCGGGTGGCGTTTTTCAAATGACCTGGCGTGACTGGCTCGACATTATGGGCGTCCGACGCGACACGTACAATTTAGCATCCTTCGGGGTGCTTTTTTATTTGGAGTGATTTTATGCCGAATAGACCGTTGAAACCGTGCGCCGTCCCTGGCTGTCCCAACCTAACACAAGGACGATATTGTGAGAAACATAAGCATAAAGAACAACAAGATAAGGCTGAACGACATCGATACTATGATGAACATCTCCGCGATCAAACTGCCCGCGACTTTTACCACAGCAAAGAATGGCAACGTGTTCGACGTGCAGCATTGGTTCGTGATCACTATCTTTGCCAGCACTGTCTCGCCAAGAAGCGCATCACGCCGGCCGATGTCGTAGACCATATTGTGCCGGTACGGGTTGATTGGTCGTTACGCCTAACATTAGACAACTTGCAGTCGCTTTGCAACCCATGCCACAACAGAAAAACATCCGAGGACAAAAGGAAGTATGGGGAGGGGCGGGGTAAAAATTTTTCACCAGACAGCTTTGGACCGCGCGCCCCCCTCAGCGTGCACAAAGTTCCCTTTTTGGCGTAAAAGGGGGTTAACAGTTTTTAGGGAAATTCCAAGCGAAAGGTGGTGTTGAACATGGGCCGACGTGCGAAGCCGGTTGACTTGATTTTAATTCAGGGGACAAAGCATTTGACGAAAAAGGAAATCGACGCCCGAAAGGAGGCCGAGGCGAAGCTCCGGCCTAATGATGACAAGGTGAGACCTCCAGGCTGGCTCGACGATGTGGCCAAGAAGGAGTTCAAGCGGATCGTAAAGGAACTAAAAGAGATCGGGCTGGTCACGAATGTCGATGTGAATGCTCTGGCCTTGTACTGCGACGCCTATGCTAACTACGTTAAGTGCTCGCAGATTATTGAGGAAGAGGGGCTGATGGTGGAGTATACGAACAAGGCGGCAGAGACGAATAAGGTTCCTCATCCCCTCCTCACGAAGAAAAAGCAGTTGCACGAGCAAATGAAATCGCTGGCCGTCGAATTTGGATTGACGCCAAGCTCCCGTGCCAAACTAGCGTTGCCGAAAGAGGAACCAAAGCAGCCGACGCCGTTTGAACAGGAGTTTGGTGATGTATGAGCCTAAAGCAATGGCTTATTGACTACTCCCACGATGTCATCGACGGCCGGGTGATCGCCTGCCAGAAACATAAATGGGCTTGCATGCGTTTTTTGCGGGATATCGAGCGGGAAGGGACCGATGACTTTCCCTATATTTTTGACGAAACGAAAGCGATGCGCTTTTTGAAATGGATGACGCTCTTTAAGCATACGAAAGGCGTGCTCAAAGGGCAACATATCCGTCCACACGAAATCCAAGTGTTTGTGTTCGGCAATATTTACGGCTGGGTGCACAAAGATACGGATTACCGGCGTTTCAAAAAAGGATATTGGCAAGTGGGGCGGAAAAACGCTAAGTCGCAAAGCTTAGCTTGTGTGGCGTCCTATGAAGCCATGGCGTTCGGAGAAAGCATGTCAGAGGTGTACATCGGCGCGACGAAAACGGAGCAGGCGAGAATTGTCTGGAAAGAAACCGAGGCGATGCTGGCCGGCTGCCCGGAACTCAAAGGGAAGTACGAAGTGAAATACGGGGCGATCCATCACCCGAAAAGTCGGTCTATTATCCGGCCACTTTCCAAAGAGGACCGGAAGACCGGCGACGGTTTGAACCCTCAATGCGGCATTATTGACGAGTATCACGCCCATGAGACAGACGAGATTTACAACATTATCGACTCCGGCATGATCGCCAGGGCGCAGCCGTTGCTGATGATTATTACGACGGCCGGCGCAAACTTGAACAATCCGTGTTATCGAAGCGAGTATCAATACGTTTCAAAGCTGTTAGACCCAAACAGCCCAGTAGAGAACGATCAATACTTTGCAATGGTCAACGAACTGGATAAAGACGAGGACGGAAACCTGATTGATGACATTAAGGACGAAAAAGCATGGCTGAAAGCAAACCCGATTGCGGCTTCCTATCCGGAAGGGATTGAAAATATTCGTGCCAAGCTCAAAGAAGCGCTCGAAAAACCGGATAAAATGGACGATTTTTTAACGAAAAACATGAATGTCTGGATCAATAAGCGGGAGCAAGCCTACATCTCGGCCGAACGCTGGGCGGCCTGCGGCGCCGAAAACCTGCCGGATATCAGCGGATTGGATGCGTATGTAGGCGTGGACTTGTCGGCCACGACTGACTTAACGAGTGTTTCCATCGAAATTCCGTTAGATGACGGCAAATTTATCGTCTTATCCCACTCGTTCATACCGGAAGAAAAGCTCGATGAGCGGGTTAAAACCGATAAAATGCCGTTCGATCAATGGGTTCGACAAGGATGGATCACAGCCACGCCGGGAGCGGTCGTCGATTATGCGTTTGTGCGCGAATATATCAAGTCAATTGAGCCGACATACGGGGTTTTGGTGAAGGAAATTTGCTACGATAAGTACAATGCGCGGCATTTAATGCAAGAGCTTGAGGCGGACGGCTTCACAACAGTAGAAATTCCGCAGGGGATTCGCTATTTGACAGAGCCAACGAAAAATTTCCGGACAAAAGTGTTTGAAAAGAAGATCATTCACAATCAAAACCCTGTTTTAACATGGGCAGTCGGTAACGCGGTGACACGAAAAGACGCCCAGGAGAACATTATGCTCGATAAATCGAGGAGCACGGACCGGATCGACCCACTAGCAGCATTGATTAACGCTCATGCCCGGGCGATGTTTGCGAATGCCGAGTCGGTTGATGTATCGGAATTTGCGACCGATGACTTTTTAGACAGACTGTGGGGTTGATAAAGTGAAAAAATTACAGAAAATCTTTCGTGATTACGCGGAAGATTTTTTTATTTTCATCGGACTGACACTTATTAACGTTGCGACGTTCCGGTTAAGCGTGACGGCAGGGCTGTATATGCTTGGTTTTTCTTGTTTAGCTATCGGTATTTTTACGGCGCTGCATCCACCGAAGCGTTATCCGCCGTGAGGGAGGTGAAAACTGAATGTTTTTCCGGCGTGCTTTGGAGCGAAGAAGTACCGATTACACGGAATACAGCCTAAATGATCCAGCGCTTTTAGATTTTCTCGGCATTTCTCCTAGTGAGGTCAATGTTTACGGAAAAAACGCGCTGAAAGAGGCAACCGTTTACGCTTGTATCAAGATTTTAGCGGAATCGCTGTCCAAGCTCCCATTGAAGACGTATCGTGAAGACGAAAACGGCGTCAATAAGGCAGTGAAGCACTATTTATATAAGTTGCTAAAGCTTCGTCCCAACCCGTATATGTCAGCGTCTGACTTCGCCAAATGCAATGAGACACAACGGAACATATATGGAAATGCGTACGTCAACATCGAGACAGATGAAAAGGGTCGGATTGTGGGGCTTTGGCCGATCGACGCAGGTAAAGTGCGTATTTGGATCGACGATATCGGCCTTTTCAGCAGCAAAAATCACATCTGGTATGAAGTCGATGTCGGAACCGAGCGGCGGAAGCTCATGCCTAATGAGCTATTGCACTTTAAAAGTGGCGTCACGCTCGACGGTATTGTCGGCGTTCCTCCTCTTGATTATTTGCGAGCGACGGTGGAAAATGCGGCGGCGGCCGGCAGGTTTATCAATAATTTTTACAAGCAAGGGTTGCAAGTAAAGGGAATTGTCCAGTATGTCGGCGATTTGAACCCGGAGGCACAAAAGAAATTCCGGGAAAAGTTTGAGGAAATGTCATCGGGACTGAAAAACAGTCACCGCATCGCGCTCATGCCGATTGGATATGAATTTAAGCCGATCAGTTTGACGATGTCCGATGCGCAGTTTCTTGAAAATACGGAGCTAACAATCAGGCAAATTGCAACGGCTTTTGGTATCAAAATGCACCAACTCAACGATTTAAGCCGGGCGACCCACACGAACGTGGCGGAGCAACAACGACAATTCTACGTAGATACACTGCTCCCAATTCTAACGATGTACGAGCAGGAAATGACGTACAAGTTATTCCTGGACAGCGAATTAGACGCTGGCTATTATGTGAAGTTTAACGTCGATAGTATTTTGCGCGCTGACATTAAAACGAGATATGAGGCCTATGCGATCGGCATACAGAACGGCTTTCTTGAGCCTGACGAGGCAAGAGCGAAGGAAGACTTGCCACCTCGACCTGGAGGGAATCAGCTCATTGTCAACGGGAACTATATCCCTCTAACAATGGTAGGTCAGCAATACATGAAAGGAGGTGGTGACAGTGGGCAATCAAGCACCGAAGGAAATAAAGGAAATTCGGGCGCTGCCAGTGAAAATTGAGGTCCGTCAGTCGGGCGAAGAAGAAGAAAAACGCACCATCTCCGGGTCGATCAAGTACAACACGGAAAGCGCGGAGATGCGGGACTGGTGGGGCGACACATTCGTTGAGGAAATCGCGGCCGGCGCGTTTGATGAAAGCCTAAAAACACGCGGTGTCGTCGGTCTCTGGTCGCATGACACGTCTAAAGTGCTTGGAAGCACGAAAAGTGGGACGTTGCGCCTGGAGAGTACGGAAAAAGAGTTGCGCTTCGAGTTGGACTTGCCGAACACCACAGTCGGCAACGATGCCTGGGAGATGATCAAGCGGGGAGATGTCGATGGTGTATCGTTTGGCATGCGGGTCACAAAAGACAAATGGTCGCAAGTCGATCGCGACGGCAAAAAAATCTACAAACGTTCCATTTTGGATGCGGAGCTGTATGAAATTTCCCCGGTGGCTTTCCCTGCTTATCCGGCCAATGAAGTGTCCGTCCGGTCTCTGGATGAGTACCGAGAGCAGCAAAAACGCGCTTCGAACGAATACAAAAAACGAAAACTAGCCATCGAGTTAGAGCTGATATAAAACGGCTCTTTTTATTTTGACTATAGGAGGTTGAAAAAGTATGGGTAAAGAACTGCGTGAGATGTTGCAAAAACTGGAGCGGATGAAAGCCGAAGTCCGCGCTCTCTTAGGCGAGGATAAAGTCGATGAAGCCGAAAAACGTATGGAAGAAGTGCGAGCGTTGCAAAAGAAAATTGAAGTACAGCGGCAATTGGAGGAAGAAGAACGTGGCGGTCTAGGCCTGGGCGGCGGTTATTCGGTTGGCGGCGAAACTCGTGCTGTAACAAAGGAAGATGCCGAATTGGAACAGGAGTATCGGCAAATCTTTATGAAGGCGATTCGTCGCCGTCCTGTGTCTTCTGATGAACGAAGCATCATCGCGGAATATGAAAAACGCGCCGTCATGAATGAGGGCGGAACCAATCCAGCAATTCCGGACGGGGACTCGTCTTTGATTGTTCCGAAAGACATCCAGACGCGCATTTATGAAGTGATGAGAGCGCAAAACGACTTGTCTCAATATGTTCGCGTCGAGGAAGTAACCACCTTATCGGGATCTCGCGTGCTGGAGAAAGACGAAACGATGACACCGTTTGCGTTGATTGATGAATACAGCGTGCTTCCGGAAACGGATAATCCCAAATTCGTGGCTGTCTCGTACTCTGTGAAAAAACGTGGCGGCATTTTGCCTATTACTAACGAGCTTTTGGCTGACAGCGATCAGAATATTATTAATTACATCACGCGCTGGATTGGTAAAAAGGCTGTGGTTACACGCAATAAGTTGATTACGGATCTTCTGCTGACTATGACTCCGAAAGATTTAGCTGATCTTAAAGTGGTGAAAAAAGTATTTAACGTTGACTTGGATCCGGCTATTAGCTTGAGCTCGATTGTTTTAACAAACCAAGACGGATATAACTGGCTCGATAGCCAGCAGGATACGAACGGTCGTTTCTTGCTTCAGGATGACATTACACAGCCAGGACGGAAGCTGTTGTTTGGCCGTCCGGTCGTCGTATGTTCCAATCGCTATTTGCCGTCGATCACCGGAACGACGAACAAGGCTCCCATTTTCATTGGGAATCTTGAAGAGCTTATCGTGTTGTTCTCGCGGCGATTCTTTGAGTTGGCGGCAACGAAAGAAGGCGGCGATGCATTTAAACGTGATACGACGGATTTACGTACGATTATGCGCGATGATATTAAATTCTGGGATACCGGCGCGGCTGTATATGGCCAATTGACACTGAGCTAATGACGGGGGTTATCCCCGTCCCCTTTTATTGGGGGTGATTGTTTTGATTATTACGCTTGATGAAGCGAAGCAATGGCTGCGCGTTGACCATAATGACGAGGATAGTTTAATTAATACGCTGATTAGTGCAGCGGAAAAGTACTTGGTTAATGCGACAGGAAATACATTTGACAGTACGAATGAGTTGGCCAAGCTGCTCTGCTACGTTCTAGTCGCCGATTGGTACGAAAATCGTGACATGATCGGCAAGACGAGCGAGAAAGTGCGGCATACGGTCGAAAGTATCGTCGCCCAGCTGACTCATTGCTACGATAGCACGACATAGAAAGGGGAAGCATCCATGAGCGAGAAGACCGAAAAGCGTGCTGAAAAGGAACTGAAAAGCCTTGTTTTGGTGTCCCCATCGGGGCATAAATACGAGGTGACGGTGTCGGATGCGGGGAATTTGATGGTGAAATATAAAGGTGAGGGGACATGAACCCCGGACAACTGAAGGATCGCCTAACATTTTATGAGGTTATTTTTGATAATGGCGAAGAGCAACTTGTCGAGCGCTGTAAGCTCTGGGGTCAAGTGAAATTCAAAAAGAATAAATTCACTGACCAACAGCCTGAAAAATCGTATCAGATCATTATTCGGGCGAATAAGGCGGTAAAGCCGTTAATGAAAGCTCTTTGCCAGGGGAAATGGTACGACATTATGGCCGTGGATGAGGGTGAACCGGGCTATTTTATACTGGATTGCACACTCGGCTACGTTCATAGCCTCAATGATCGCTGTACGGTGTCGCGGCTTCAAGAAGTGGAGCTGGCGAGCGGAGAAACGATCCATCAGCCTGTTGTCGTGATGGAGCAAATCCCGTGCGAGCTGGTGAAAATCGACTCCGGTGACACGCTGCAAACCGATACGACGCACAATATTCGCCTGTTTTATAAAATTTATATGGAAACGCATCGAAATATCAAAATCGGTGACAAAATCGAGGTCATTCACAGAGGGGAAACATTCCGATTTACGGTGAAAGAATGCTTTAAATACCATACCTTACAAGAGGTGATAGCGGAAATGGAAGGTGAAGCATAGTGTTTCAGATTAAAATCAACAATTTAAAAAAATACGAAGAGCAGTTTATTTTTCTCAAGGAAAATCTACCCGAAGAACTAGAAAACTACTTATTGGACGTCGCAAAAGGTTTGTTGCGTCTAGCGAAAGTGAGGACACCAAAAGACGAGGGGAGATTGCGGAGCGGCTGGGAAATTGGTGAACTGAAGCGGGAAGGCGATGATTTGATTATCGTCGTCTATAACAAGGAGTTTTATGCCCGTTTTGTGGAATACGGCCATAAAGTAGTTGTCAACAAGAAAACAGTTGGACACGCTCCAGGGTTTTATATGTTGACGGTATCAGTGAAGAGAATGAAACGCCAACTTCCACGCCGGTTGAAAAAACACTTTGACAAGGTGCTGAATTCATTATGATGGCAGCCCTTAGAGATGCGGTGATCAGCAAACTCAAAACAGCCTTCCCAGACCATAAAATATACGGTGAAAAAGTAGAACAAGGCCTGAAAAAGCCTTGTTTTTTTATTACTGTTTTGCCTGGCGATGTGATTGAGCTGAACAAGTCGATGCAGCAAAGGGAAATCACCATCGATATTCAGTATTTATCCGAGGAAGAAACGAACGCCAAGAACATTGAAATGGCTGATTTGTTGAACGATTTATTCCGGAACATCGCCTTTGACGGGCTGACAGTAAACGTTACGGAACGGAGATTTGAAATCGTGGATGATATTCTACACTTTTTCCTTGATCTCGACTTCGTCGTGATGTTGGGCGATACAACACAGCATGAACTCATGCAGGAAATCATTCATAACAAGGAGGTATTGTAATGGGCCTGCCTCAAGTCAATATTGTATTCAAGACGTTAGGGGCCACGGCGGTCCAACGCGGCGAACGGGGGATCGTTGCATTGTTGTTAAAAGATACGGCGGCCCTTGGATCTTATATTTTAACTAACATCACTGAGATCCCAAGCGGGTTATCGGCGGAGAATAAAAAGCAAATTGAGCTCGCATTAATTGGCGGTGAGCGGACGCCGAACCGGGTGGTGGTGTACGTCTACGATCCGAATGCTACGGTGACGAACGGAACACCACTGGATGCAGCGTTAAACTATTTGGAGACAGTGAAATTTGATTATTTTGTCTTTCCAGAAATCGAGGAAGCAGACAAAACGAAAATTACGACTTGGATCGGCTCGCAACGCGCTAATGGCAAGATGGTGAAAGCCGTATTACCTCATCATGCGGCCGATAAAGAGTACATTATTAATTTCACGACGGAAAACATTGTGGTTGGCGACACGACGTATACAGCGGCCCAATATTGCTCTCGTATTGCTGGATTAATTGCAGGAACGCCGTTGACGATTTCGACGACCTTCCAACCGTTGCCGGAAGTAGACAGCGTACAAAGTTACACGAAAGACCAGATCAACCAAGCGATCGATAATGGCGAATTTGTGATTTATCACGATGGAGAAAAAGTGAAAGTCGGTCGCGGGGTGACATCGCTAGTTACGACCACGCAAGATAAGGGAGACGATTTCAAGAAAATTAAAATCGTCGATATTCTCGACCTTATGTATATGGACATTCGTAAGACGATCGAGGATAAGTATATCGGTAAATACGCCAATAGCTACGACAACAAGGTGCTGCTCATTCAAGCCATTAATGCGTACTATGAACAACTGGAGATTGACGGGCTACTTGACCCTGGTAAAAATAGCGCAGAAATCGATTTAGAACAGCAACGGGTCTATTTACGCTCTATCGGCGTCGATGTCGATGCGATGAAATATCAAGAAATCAAGGAAGCGAACACGAGGGATAAGGTGTTTATCCTTTCCCGCATCCGTCCTTTAGATGCCATTGAGGATATTGCTATGAGAGTGCTCATTTAAGGAGGTGCTGACGAATGGAACGAATGATTCCTGAGCGTGCTATTTCCGGTACGCACGGCGAAGTATGGATTGACGGGGAAAAGTTTGCCGAAGCCTATGGTTTGCAGGCCAAGGTCGATTTCATTAAAGAAAAAGTGCCGATGTGCGGCGCTCCGAACGGGCAAGGGCAGAAGTATATGGGCTGGGAAGGAAAAGGAACGCTACGGATTACGAAAGTCAACTCCCGGCTGACGCGGAAGGTGGCAGAACAGGTGAAGCGTGGTGTTCTGGAGCCGATGACGATCGTGAGCAAACTAGCCGATCCGGCGGCATTTGGCGCAGAACGGGTCGTGCTGACAGGTTGCACTTTTGACGATTTGACGCTGGCCGATTGGGAGTCGGGGAAAATTGTACAAGAAGAAAAGCCGTTTACCTTCACTAACTTTGATTTTATCGATTATATCGAATAGGCAGAGGGGAAACCTTCTGCTTTTTAATGTTGAGGAGGGAAAACATGAGCAACGTCGTTGATATTTTGTTAAAAATGGATGCTGAAAAGCTAGAATTGCCTAAAAAACTCGTTGAAATTAAACGTTTAAGCGAACTGGCCGGCGAGCCAGTAGTTTTTGAAATTAAAGCATTGACGCAAACGCAATTTGAGGAAATCCAAGACATGTCTACAAAGTTTGATCCGATTTCAAACAAAGCGGACATTGACGTTTTTACGATTAAACTGGAAACGATCCTAAAAGGCGTCGTTTCTCCAGAGCTTAAACGCAAGGAGTTGTTAGAGCATTATAAGGTCCCGACGCCGTACGATCTCATTAAAAAGCTGTTTACGCCTGGCGAAATTGACCGGCTATATAACGAAATCAGTGATTTAAGCGGGTTCGGCGAGGGAGCGGTGGAAGAGGTAAAAAAGCCGTAAAGGAGAACGGCTATGTACAAATGATGTATTGGTATTGGAAAAAGAAAGCGATCCGGCCGTCTGTTTTTTACCAAATCCCTTACGGGGAACTGACCATTATTCGCGCTTTTTACGAATTGGAAATCGAAGAGGAGAACGAGAAGATCAAAGCTTTATCCGGCATGCCGTGCCCAGCGCTGTTATGGTGAGGTGAAGAGATATGGCAAAAGGCCAACGGCTCGAGGCGGAAATCTCCGTCAAGGATAGCGCCACCCAGAATATTGAGAAAGTCATTCGATCGAACGAAAAACTGAAAAATGAGATGCTGCGCCTCAAGGCCACGATGGATAAGGTGCAGGAAAGTGCCAAAAAGCGCTGGGAAATGCGGGTTGAAACGGCGAAGGCGAATGAGAAGCTAGAGACGTTAGCCGATGCGATCGATCGTGTTCGGAACCGTGCAGCGTTGACCATGGAACGTTTACGGCTGCTGGGATCAGTGATCGGAACGGCATTGGGCGCCGGAGTAGCAGCCGCGTTAAAAAGCGGGGCTGATTTGGAAAAATACATGATCTCGATGGAGCATTTCATCGGCGTTCAAAACAAAGGGATGAGTCAGCAACAAGTACAAAAATCAGCTCAAGAGTACTTGGCGGCTTTACGAAAAAACGCGAATGAAACGCCGTTTGAAACTGGCGAGGTCGTCCAAGCCGGCGTCCGGGCGCTAGGGATCGCCGGTGGGAATACGCAAGAGTCGATGAAGTTGCTGAAGCTGGCGGAAGATATGGCTGCATTGACGCCTGGCAAAACCCTTTCAGAAGCCATCGAGGCTCTTGCTGATGCGAAAACAGGTGAATTTGAACGCCTCAAAGAATTTGGCTTCAAGGTGACAGCTCAGGAGTTTAAGGGGTATGTCGGGAAAAAGGAGAAGGATAACCTTACTGCTGCCGAGACACAGAAAGCATTTACTACGCTCACTTCACAAAAATTGAGTCCGTTCTTTGCCGGCGGGGCGCAAAAACTCTCTCAATCGACTGCAGGGAAAGCCAGCACGATCATGGGCAACTTAAAAAGCGGTCTGCAAGATGCGGGATATAACATGCTGAAAGGGATTAAGCCCGAAACACTCGACAAAATGGTGAAAATGAGTGAAAACATTGGTAAAGCGATCGGCGACGCAGGAGCGAAAATGGTCAATGCCTTCGCTAAGGCGAGCCCGCATATTAAATCGGTCGCCACAGCATTAGCAGCCGTAACAGCCGGGGTCATTTCGTTCCGTATCGCTTTTGCCGGCTTAACGATGATGCAGACCATTATCACCCTGTTTAAAGCATGGCGCGCCGGCACGTTGGCTCAGACGGCGGCACAGATCGGCTTGAATGTCGCAATGCTCGCCAACCCGATGACATGGGTGGCTGTTGGGATCGCGGCCTTAATCGCAGCAGGGGTCGCGCTCGTCATGAACTGGGATAAAGTGAAAAAGAAATCACTAGAAGTATGGGATGTAGTAAAAGAAAAAGTATCCAACTTCATTATGCCGGTGAAAGAGTGGTTTGACGGATTAATCGGCAGTGTCGCAAGATTTATCGATAAAATCACATCGATCGGCAATATTAAAATCGGACTGCCGAAGTTCCTCGGCGGTAATGGGTTGTTCCAAAAGAAAGCAATCGGTGGCGTCATTCCTCGCGATAACTATCCAGCGTTGCTCCACGAAGGCGAAAAAGTCTTGACGAAGCAAGAAGTGAAGCAAATGGAGTACGGCAAACGCCAGCGCCCGTCGGTCACGATTACAGGCAACCAGTTCATCGTTCGCAACGACTCCGACATTAAGAAAATAGCTCTTGAATTGGCTCGGTACATAGAACAGGAAGGAGGCATCATGGCATGAACGTCAAAATGCAGTTTTGGTTCCGATACGGAAGCGACAGCCTGCAGTTGCCTGTGAATCCTTCATCATTTGAAGTATCGAGCCCTTATGGAATTGAAATTATTGAGGTCAATAGCTTAGGGGAGGTGACGATCCCCAAGAATAGAGGGTTGAAGGAGTTTCGCTTTGAATCGTTTTTGCCAGCCAAATATGACCCTGCTTACTGCGTTCATAATCGAGTAATTCCACCGACTGATTTCATCAGCATCATTGAAAAGTGGCGCGATGCTGAAAAACCCATCCGTTTTATCGTCACGACAGCGAACATTAATATGCTGGTACTCATTCCGGAATTCACCTACTGGCCCAGTCCGCCTGGCAGTCCGGGAGAGATACAGTTTTCTATATCCTTGAAAGAATACAGGATGCCTGTAGTGAAAAAGTGGACACAGTCGTCTCCACCGTCTAATAAGCAACGGCCACCGAAGCAAAAGGAGGAGCCAAAAACGTATGTAGTGAGGAAAGGTGACAGCTTGTGGGCAATCGCTAAACGAATCTATGATGACGGAAGCAAGTGGCGAAAGATTTACGAAGCCAATAAAAAGGTGATCGGGAAAAATCCGAATCTCATTTATCCAGGGCAAAAGCTGGTGATTCCATGATTGTTGTTTACGATAACTACGACATCACCGGTTTAGTGAGAAGCGTGGAATGGAGCGGCGACTTGCAGCAAGTAGCTCGCACCCTAAAGATTACATTGCACAATACTACAGATGGGGCCTCTCCCTTGCTATCGTTCCAGAAAGGGAAACCGGTCCGATTTTTCGATGACAAAGAGCTCTTTCGTGGATTCCTTTTCGCTACTGGTAAAAACGAAGCGGGGGAAGGGTTGTTAATGTGCTACGACCCTAATATATACCTTGTTAAAAATGCAGACACCATAAAGTTCACGAAGAAAAAGGCGAGTGAAATAGCCAAGTACATTTGCAATCTTTATAAAATCCCTGTCGGCACCATTGCTGATACCGGATATGTAATCCCGAAACATATTTTTCGCGAAAAACCATTAGCAGAAATGCTATTTACAGCGTTAACGACTACCCGAAAGCATACCGGTAGGCGTTTTTTTATATCCAACAACCTCGGGAAATTTATGCTCACGGAAATGAAAACACCAAGTGCTAAACTGATTATCGAGAGTGGAAGGAATTTATTGTCCCTTAGCGTCAATGAAAGTATCGAAGAAATGAAAACAAAAGTAAAGGTGATCGGCGGTACAGACAAAAAACCTGTGACCGTCACGGTACAAAATGATAGTCTAGCAAAGCAATATGGCATTATGCAGCACGTAGAACGTGCGGATGAAAAGCTGAATAAAGCACAGCTGAAAAAACTCGCGGACCAGCTGCTGAAAGAAATGGGCAAAGTCACCACAGACATGAGCCTCGAATCATTGGGGATCAATGAAATCACGTCTGGCTCCGTGATCCAAGTATATAACAAGATGACCGGCATTAACGGCACCTATTACGTCAATTCGGACACCCATCATTACGAAAACGGGGTGCATACGATGTCGCTAACCATTAGCAGTAGCCCGAATTTGGCGGAGGTAGCCTATGAGGAGGTGTGAGGATGGAAGGGAATGGTGCTGTTCGGCTCATTCAGCTGATGAGGCAACACGGCTATAACAAAGACGTATCCATTGAGCTGGCCACGGTGACGTCGCCACCTCCCAATATCAAAATCCAAATTGATAACATGAAAATCGAACTGGATAAGGACGATGTTGTCGTAGCAGAACATTTATTGCCCCATAAAAGAATGGTTCTTTTTTTAGGTACCGAGAGTGAAATGGAGTTTAAAGACTCTCTAAAGGCGGGCGATCGCGTCATCGTAGCCAGCGACCGTGACCAAGTGTTTTACATCATTGATAGGGCGGTGATGATTGAATGACGCTCGCTCCGGTCAACCTTGACGAGCTGAATGCCAATAATGAGACCGTGGTGATCGGCCCGTCGAAAACGTACCGCATCGATTTTGAAAGAGGTGAATTAGGCGGGATCATCGACGGAGACGAGGCCATTTTACAATTTATTCAGAAAGCAATTATGACAGCTCGTTCCCGATTTTTTATTTACAACGATGAGTATGGCTGTGAAATAGAAGATATCATTGGCAAAAACGTCTCCAATGAACTCTTGGAAGAAGAAATCCCGCGACTAATTAAGGAAGCGATTGAGTACGACGATCGGATTGAAAGTGCGTCAAACTTTATTATCGAGCGCAGTGGTGATCAGATGCAGGTCACCTTTACTGTCACCTTGACCAACGGCAAGATGCTAGAGGGGGTGAGCGTGAATGTTTGAGGATCAGACATTTGAGGTGATTATGCAGCGGATGCTGTCACGGATCCCCGACGATTTTGATAAGCGGCAGGGGTCTGTTATATGGGACATGCTTGCTCCGGCGGCACTTGAATTGGAACGTGCCTACCAACAGTTGTATTTAGTCACTAACTGGTTATATTTATCCGAAGATGTACCTCGGGATATACTACTTGCTCGAGTGAGGGACTTTGGCATCGAACCTAAACCGGCACAAAAAGCAAGTGGTTTATTGACTTTTGTAGGACGGACAGGAACGGTGATCCCAGCCAATACACGCATTAGCACAGGGGACAGCATTCCCATTTTCTTTTATACAGTTAATGATGCGGCTATCGGGGACAACGGAACTGCTACTGTTCTGGCAGAAGCCGAGCTGCCCGGATCATCAGGCAATGTTCCGGCCAATGCTATTACAGTTTTGGTCGATGTCATTGACGGAGTGGAAAGTGTGACAAACTTGCAAGCATTTGAAAATGGAGTCGATGAGGAAAGTGATGAATCACTGCTTGCTCGTTATTACGAGAGAATACGTAAACCAATCACGTCAGGGAACATTGCTCATTATCGTCAATGGGCGTTGGAAGTTGCCGGGGTAGGTGATGCAAAGGTGACGCCTCTTTGGAATGGTCCTGGCACTGTCAAAATTACTATCGTCAACACAGACATGCAGCCAGCGACCACTGAATTGGTTGCTCAAGTGCAGGAGTATATCGAACAAGTGCGGCCCATTGGCGCGGCTGTAACGGTTGCTTCGGCGACGGGCAAACCGATCAGCGTTTCGGCAAACGTCATTTTGGCATCGGGATATACACTGCAAAATGTACAAGATGCATTTGCAGCGTCGCTCGATGAATATTTGAAAGAGATTGCTTTCTCTATGACTTATGTGAGCTACGCGAAAATCGGGACACTTTTGCTAAGCACGCCCGGTGTGATTGATTACAGTGAATTGACTGTGAACGGAAGCACGGCGAATGTTGCGTTGCAAGATGATGAGGTGCCAATTCTCGGAACGGTTGCGCTGGGGGTGTAGGAATTGGCGTATCCTCAACAGATTGATCGGTTTTCAACGAAGTTAAATAAAAAGCTGGACGGCAACCGGTATGTTATTGAGGAAGAAGTCATCCCGATCAATGGCGTCTACGAAGGCGAATTGAAGCATGACAACGTGGTGAAAGATACAATCCGTGTGTATACGGGATCAAAAATGACAGGGAATCGCATTGATCAGTTTGTTTTGTCTGTTCCGTCTGAACGGCCATGGCGAACGATGATTAAGATATTTTCAAACGCCCCAAAGCTCTATATAACCTACGAAACGCCCGGCGATACGGTCGAGGCTGATGACGTGAATGCTTTGCAGGATGCTATCACAGCCACACAAACGGAATTAGAGCGATACAAAACCGATGGAATGATTGATGGAGGAACTTTCTTGAGGGAGGGATGATAATATGCCCCAAACCATACGGATTAAAAGGGGAACTAAGGCGCAACTGGATGCATACGGCCCATTGCAACAAGGAGAAATGGGGTTTTGCACGGACACAAAAGAAGTGTATATCGGCGACGGGACAACCAATACATTTGTCGGTCGTGCCATGTCTGGACCTTTGGCTAATCGTCCAAACGCTTCGGCGGCTGGACGATTTTATTTTGCCACGGATGATGGGTATCTGTATTTGGATTTGGGAACGGCATGGCAACGAATCAGCGTGAAAAATCTGACGGACTTGAACGGAACCGTTGACGACATTGCAGATGGGACGAACTATGCAAAAGTGAAAAAGACTGATGTGACGAACGGTAGTGTCAATAAGGTTTCGGATGGCACAAAGACGGCCACGGCCGCCCAAATCCGAGACCATATCGACAATGCTGCTATCCACCGTCAAATCAACGATGCGGGCACAGGACCAACAGACCTTTGGAGCGCACAAAAAATCAGGAATGAGATTGAACTTGCGAAGCGCAACATTGAGCCGCAAGCGAGCGTGAAAAACCGCACCACTACAACGCCGCCAACTACACCGGCAGTTGGTGATCGCTACATCATCCCTTCAGGCGCAACCGGCGCATGGTCGGGTCAAACCAACAAAATTGCAGAATGGAATGGCTCCGCGTGGGATTTATACACCCCACAAACAGGCTGGACATGCTATGTCGATGATGAGCAAAAGATTTATAGCTGGAACGGGACGGATTGGGTGCGCACGGGCGGAGCGTTGCAGACGATCACAGCCGGAAACGGTTTGACGGGTGGTGGTCAGGCCGATACGGTCACTCTGCATGTCGGCGCGGGAAACGGAATCAATGTCTTGGCGGACACGGTGGAAGTGAAGGCGTATAGGGGTATTAAGGTGGATGCAAATGGAGTAGCTGTGAATATCGATGGGAGCAGTATTGTCTATGATTCAGTGAACGGAAACCGGCTTATGGTGGCTGTCATCGACGGTGGAACGTTCTAGGAGTGGTGAATAATGCCAAGACAAGTATTGATTAAGATAAGGAGAGGAACAGAAGCCCAACTTCCTGTACTGGATGTCGGTGAACTAGGTTTTTGTACAGACACAAACAAGTTGTATATCGGTACACCGAACGGAAATCAGCTTCTTGTGGCAGCTCAGTCTGTCGGTGACATGTTGAAAAGCATCTATGATACAGATTACGACGGGAAGGTAGACGCGGCAGAAACGGCGGATAGCGTGCCGTGGACAGGAGTGACAGGGAAGCCGAGTACATTTACTCCCAGCAGTCATAAGTCAACGCATGCGCAGGGAGGTTCCGATCCGTTATCTCCTTCTGACATTGGTGCTGTAAATAAAACTGGGGATTCGATGACGGGTCCATTAACCGTTCCATCTTTGATAGCAAAAATCTCGATCCCGTCGTCCTCACCACCATCAGCTTGGCCTAATGGGTTCGTTGCCGGTATCGTCTACAACAACGGCTATCCTGTCCCTTATGGAACGATCTTCTCTTATAAAGGGACAAGCGAAGCATCATGCGTCCAACTTTTGCAATCGTGGCCGGGAAATGATGGAGGGGAGGCCTATTTATACGTCCGTTCAGCAAGGGATGTTACGGATATGTTCGGTGCGTGGCGGAAGATATGGGGAGAAAACAATGACGGTGCTGGAAGCGGACTTGACGCGGATTTGCTGGACGGAAAGCACGCAACGGATTTTATGCCCAAAGGCCCGATCACTTGGAATCAACTGAAAGGGGTGTGATGGATGTACGGTCAAACGTTATACGGCGCGACTCTCTTTGGCACAGATCAGCAAGAACATTCATCACCAGCCACATCGGTTGATTTGTTTCAATATCTTCCTAATTACTATCGAGGTATTCGGGAGTTTGAAGAGATAATGAACGCAGAAGGAGAAGAGCTTGGAAAGCTCTGGTCAGAGATCGATAATCTTCCCAACCAATTTTCTGCCACAACAGCTACATGGGGCCTGTCTCTTTGGGAATCAGAACTTGGGTTGGCAGTGGATCCGACCAAACCGACGGAGTGGCGAAGGGAACGAATCAAGGCGAAACTTCGTGGCGCCGGAACCACGACAAAGCAGATGATTCAGAACGCCGCGGCTGCATTCAGTGGCGGAGAAGTCGATGTCATCGAATATCCATCCGAGTATCGGTTTGAGGTGAAATTTATCGGTGTAAAAGGCATTCCGCCAAATATGTCAGGATTCATTGAAATGCTAGAACAAATTAAGCCTGCGCATTTGGCGTACAGCTTCAAATACACATACACGGTGTGGAATGCGGTTAAAAATCTCACATGGAATCAAGCCACAAGCAAGACATGGAACGAGCTCAAGGTATATGAGGGAGCGTGAAGGGGATGAAACTCACAGGGAACTTAGGTTTAAAGAAACCTGAAGGCACAGATGTCGTCAACATTGATGACTTGAACCAAAACTTTGACATTTTGGACGTGGAAGTGACTAAGCTAGCTACGGCATCAGAAGCAGGGCGAATGTCTGCGGCAGACAAAGTTAAACTAGACGGCATCGAGCCGGGCGCACAACGGAATACAGTAACGAGTGTCAACGGAAAAACAGGAGCAGTTTCTCTTACAGCTAGTGACGTTGGAGCAAGTCCGACAGGGCACACACATGCATTTGCGGAGATCACAAGTAAACCGACAACGCTGTCTGGGTACGGAATCACAGACGCGATCCCGGCCAGCCAAAAAGGAGCGGCTAATGGTGTTGCATCGCTAGACGGAAGCACGAAAGTGCCGACATCTCAATTGCCGACCGCTAGTACAAACGCGCCGGGGATTGTTCAATTGAACGATACTGTATCAAGTACATCGACGACACAGGCGGCGACGGCGAATGCGGTGAAACAGGTGAATGATGCAGTTGTTGCGCATTCGGCTGATTATGTGAAGCATCCCGGTTACGGAGTTGCTACCGGATCAGCGAATGCTTATTCAGTTACCTTAAATCCAGCGCCAACCTCATATGTTGAAGGCATGGCTGTTTCAGTAAAAATCAATGTTGATAATACAGGACCTTCAACAATCAATATTAATAACCTTGGCGCTAAAGCTATTAAGAAGCCAAACGGAAACGATGTATCCGCAGGGAATTTAAAAGCAGGGAGTATTTATACACTCCGTTACAACGGTATAAATTTTATCTTACAGGGTGAAGGGGGGTCTGGTAACGCTCAACCCGGAGATGTCTTGAGTGGAAAAACTTTCACAAACGACAGTGGCGAACAAGTAGGAACAATGCCGAACAGGGAAGCAATGACGATTACCCCAACCACGACTGATCAAGTCATTCCAGCGGGATATCACAATGGAAGTGGGAAAGTTAAGGGTGATGCAAATTTAATCCCAGCAAACATTAAAAATGGAGTTAGTATTTTTGGAATTACTGGAACGCTATCACCTTTAATAACATATTCAAACCAAAACGATAATACGCAAGCGCCTTGGTTATCAAACAAATATAGTAACTATTCAGTTAGATATAAATTACTGCCTGATGGCGGATATTATAAAGTTATGAAAAATGGAAATAACATAGTTTACGAAACCTACAATGCCGCAGGAACTTTACTAACGAGCAAAGTTGTTGTCACACTAGATGCGAACCACTCATTGCGAGATATTTACGATGATTGCATTTACATCCATGATTCAATGAACTTCCGAATTAAAAAATATGATTACAACGGTAATCTGTTACAAATGAGCCCTTCAAATAGTTCACTTTATTCAAGAGTGAATCAGGTTTCAAAAGAGGGCTTCTGTGACGACAGCAATAGTTCTCAATACAGAATATTTGATATGTATGGAAATATTTTGATATCTATAGCTGAGAATACTACACTTAACCAGACACTCTGGATAAGCCCAAGAGTAGCGATACTTTATATAAATAGTTCAAGTTCATTTTACATTGCTTCCATTAAAAATGATGGCTCCGTACAGTATAGAACCTACATGACTGGTGTATCTTCTATTCAAGCGGCGTTGCAAACTATATTTACGCAAATGGAACAATTTTTAAGATATTAAAGGAGTGTTAAACGATGAAATATATTAAAATATCTAATCTTATTAATACGCAAGGAGTCGCCGATTATAAAGGATTGGATCTAACAAAAATTATAGCAGGATCACAAATTTATCCTGATAATGAAAATGTAGCTTATTTTAAATATGATGGTGAACCAATCGAACACCCGGACATTACCGTCATTGATGAAACAACGTATAACAATGTAAAAAACTCACTGAATAAACCACCACAGCCTAGCCTTGAGAATCGTGTATCTGCCCTTGAAAAAGCATTATTGCAAGCATTAGGATTGTAAGGAGGTTTAAGCAATGTATCAATTTCTTCTTAATCTATGGATAATGAATCGTATTACAGAAACAAACATTCAAAACGCGGTCAATAAAGGATTTATTACGCAAGAGGAAGCCAATACTATCCTAGCAACGCCAAAAGCAGTGTAATAACACAGTAGGACGGTGCTGCGACATAAATAAACGCCGATGAAGGCGTATTTTTTATGCCTTTTTAGAGAAAGAGAGGAGAAAAAATGAAAAATACGGATACTCTATGGACAGCCATTACAGGTGGTACCTCCATCACATTGGCATATCTTTTGGGCGGCCTCGACAACCTTGTGGCCGCCTTGGCTATTTTTATGGTTTGTGATTATGTGACAGGTCTTCTGGTAGGCGCCAAAGCCCAAAAAGTAAGCTCCAATCGTGCATTTAGAGGTTTAGGGAAGAAAGTGGGGATGATCACCTTTGTTATTGTAGCGAATCAATTGGACATCATCGTGGGTAACAAGGATGGCTTTCTGCGCGACGCGATGTTGATGTTTCTGATCGGTACCGAAGGCGTTTCAATTGTGGAGAATTTAGGAAAGCTCGGAATTAAAGTGCCGCCGTTTATTTTAAAAACCTTGGAGCAATTATCCGAAGATAAGGAGGAAAAACAATGACTATCGGACTCAAGGAATTGTTGGAGCGTGCAGAAAAGAAGCTGAAAGGTGTTCATCCCGTTGTCGCGGCGAAAGCGCGCCAACTCATCGAAAAGGCATATCGAGAAGGTATCAATATCATCATCACGCAAGGCTTGCGGACTGTCGAGGAACAGAACGAGTTGTACGCACAAGGCCGGACGAAACCGGGGAAAATCGTCACCAACGCGAAGGGCGGCTATCCTTACCACAATTACGGTCTTGCCTTTGACTTCGCTGTACTGAACGATGACGGCAGCGTGAACTGGAAGGTTGATAAGCAGTGGAAGCGTGTTGGCGCGATCGGGAAGTCACTCGGACTCGAATGGGGAGGCGATTGGAAGGATTTCAAGGATTATCCTCATTTTCAATACACGTTCGGCCTTTCTTTTGCTGACTTACGCTCAGGAAAGCGGCCACCTCAACAAGAAAAAGCAACCAGTGCAGTAGCCGGAGTGCAATCAAAGCCAAAAGTACAGATGTACACTGTGAAAAAAGGCGATACGTTGTCACAAATTGCAGCGAAACACAATACAACGGTTGCAACACTACAAAAATTGAACAACATTAAAAACGCAAATGTGATCCGTGTTGGACAAAAATTGCGCATAAAGTAATCCCTTGCCACTCGGCAGGGGATTTTTTTGTTTTTATAGGAGAAATTTTTCGGTTATCGATGTATAAACAGTATTGGAGGGTAAAAGAAGTGCGGGAAATTAAGCTAATGGAGGGATTTTGTGCATGGGAGCAAAAAATAAAGTCATTGCTGGAGAGTATGAAGGGAAAAACGTCATGCTGATTCATGGCGCTGTGTGTATTATGACAGGGTTTACGAAGAAAATAGAATTAACAAAGGAGAATGTCGAAGAATACGAAGTGATGGATGAAACCAAAGGAAAAAGCGCTGTGAGTGCAGTTGGAAGAGGATTGGTGGGCTCTTTCCTTTTAGGCCCAGTGGGTTTACTTGCAGGGTTATCTGCAAAATCTAAAGGCGTATATGTCGTAGCTATTAAATTTAAAGACGGTAAGAAAAGTTTGTTGGAAATTAATGATAAACCC